ATGACGGAGGGGGTGCATATTTTGCGACACCCCCCCCTATGCCATTTTCCACCCCCAATGATGTAATCGTTAGGCGGCGACGGCTCTCCTCTTTACTTTTTTATAAATATTTCTGAAATCGTACAAAATGATTTCATCAATCGCTCTTTCTATTTCTGAATTATTTTCTTCATCAGACAATTGTTCCGAAGTTCTCACAATTCTTGCTAGATAAGCGCATGTATTGTAGCCTTTTTCCACATCGAACAGAAACCATGAAGTGAACTGTTCAAATGGATCGTAAGGATTGTCGAATGTTGTCAGCGCAAATGCACCATTCATACAATAATTCACTCCTTTCATTTCATGTATTTCGATACAGTAGACGTAGAAACGCCAAGTCTTTTTGCGATTTCGGCTATTGTGTAACCCGATGCATTCATAGTTGAAATCTTATTAATTTTCGCTTCACTCAGAGAAGTAGTTGTACGAGGCGTTGCTCTTTTCCTAAGTTCATCTTTGTCTGCATGATTAAGTATTTGCGAAAGCTTGCTATGGCTGATAGCGCCAGATTGTATTGCTTCCCATTCGCGATCTGTTATGTTGATTGGAATCCTTTTCGCTCCGACAGATGCTCTTGCTTGAGTTAATGCACGTTGTGATTCTTTCTTAATTTCTCCAGGTTTCATGTCTGGATTCGCTTTCTTCTTAGCTGCTACAACAGCATTTGCCATAGTCTGAGCCTGTCTTTCTCGTGGAGCATTCTTAAGCGACACGTTAAGTTTAGCATTCAAAGAGGCCACTTCTTCCTGATACGCTGCTTTTGCAGATGCGGAGTAAGGTCTGTCTTTTGTAGTCATAATCTCTTTTCGTGCCTGATTCGCCAGAGACTTCATCTTATTCGCATAGTCGGCATATATTTCTTCCATCGGATTACCTGAAGACAGGGCGTGCGCATCGCGTGTCTCTGCCATCTGGGTGCTCTTCTGGGTTCTTATCTTAGTCCGCCCCTGCTTATCCGTATACTCCTCACGGACTATCTTACTTTCAAACTCCCCCGTTTTAGGATTCGTTCTTTCCCATTCAAGTTCGCCAGTCTGGTCATTGACCCAGGGCTGTCCTCTTCTTTTAAGAACTGATACCTCAGACTTAGCCCGTGAGATTAGAGTAGACGCGCTTTCATGATATTTACCCTCTGCATCATACCTGCCCTGGTACTTCTTTTTTAGCAAAGCAACGCCGTTGTCCATTTCACTCTGTTTGTAATCCAGTTTGTGCTTCTCGGCATCAATGACAACCATGCTATGGCGTACTGCTCTTGCCAGCTCATCTTGTGTCGCACCTTTCAAAGTCATATCCGTAATCAGGTTAGATATTTTACCCATTTCTGTCTGAGTATTGTTCATGACCTTTATCTTCTGTCCACTGGCATTGTAGTATTCTCCATTTTTTCGCACAGTGCTATATTCCATTTTAGGGTCGAAACCCTCAAGCCCCTTCAAAGGTGGAGTGGATGTAATCTGTACCTTACTTCTGGACGAATTACATGGAATTACCATAACCGTATCGCCATCAAAGTCAGCGCCTGACAATCTATCAGCGACCTTGCTATTAATTCCAACGGCATCCTTTGCATTACCTAAGGCTTTCTTAGCCTGAGGCTGCTTGTTATTGACTGTCAATATTGGAATTTCAAATGTTCCTCCATGTGGGTATCTGATGAGCGCTACTTTTTCTCCATTTTCGTAATTCGGAGCATATACCTCAGTATCTTTCATCGACGTAATAGGAATGATTACCTGGTACTTCTGCCTTGGCAACGCTGCCGCATACAAATGAACCGCTGCAGAATCACAATCTTCTGAAAAAGTTTTTAACAAAGTTTTCTTCACTGTTGGATTTGTAAGAGAACATATCTCATCGAACTCTGCTATTTTATCAGATGCAGCCATCTGCAACTGCCTTTTCGCAAGATCGATTTTTTGTTTCGAAAGGAACTGGGACGGCAGTTTATCCGCCCAATCTCCCCAATCTCCCTCTTCCGCTCTTTTATTAATGAGCGAGAGTTGTTTCTTTCCTTCTTTATCGTAATAATAACTCTGGCCACCTTTCTTTTCCGTTGGATTATCAGGGTCATTTACCCCATCTTTAATCAGCGAACCAAACGGATTGTCAGGGTCGTTCTTGATTTCCTTCAAAACGGATTCTTGCGGAGTCCCCTTTTTCTTATTCGTGTTAAACACAACGTCGACTCCATCTGGCAAGTTATCTGAATAAATCGCCATGCCTTTGATATAATGGGTATCATCTACCAGAATTCGTACCTGAGCGTAATGCGATTCGCCTAAAGATAAATCATCAACGCCTCTTCTGATTTCCACCAATCCATCTTTCTCGATTCCCCCTTCTTCAGCATAACGAATCTGAAGTCTTTTGGAGTCCATACTTTTAGGATATACGAAGCGGGGGTCAAAAGTTTCACCGCCATCGTGAGATACATAATCTCGCACAGAATGAATATTTTCATAATCATAAATTTCTTTATGGTCTGTTCCGGGACGACACAACACCTGGACGTTTGTCTGTTTTCCCGGATTTGTCGCCTGAGGGACGCCACCGCCATAAACAGAATATCCTTCCATCTCCAGCATGTAGAGCGCCTGTTTCATTTTCTCTTTTGATATTCCCAGCTCTCGTTCAACCCCGGTTCCAACATCAAGCATACCTTTGCTTTCAACTTGTTCCTTTAGAAAATCAGCGGTCTTTTTCGCCTGGTTCATACGTGCTTCGGAAGTTGTGTTGAGCAGTGTCCGTACAGATGAGTCGTTCTTGAATCCCATTTTTTCAGCAATCTCATTCAGACTGTAGCCTTTTTCCCTCAGCGCTTTTGCAGTGGAAACTTGTACGCTCCGCCTTTCATCTTTTGCCAGGGATTTCTGTACGCGGAACTGCGTGCTGCTCAGCCCCATAGATTTGGCTATTTCAAGGTCGCTGAGTCCTTCTTTCTTTAATTCTTCCACACGGCTCAGAAAATCACCGCTGTGCTGATAAGGATTATCCCCAGATCCCCATGGATAACGCCCTGAACGTCTTGGCATTCCATAATGCATCAATTCGTCTATCGACGGCTTGTCTTGAAAAAGCATGTTTTAAACCTCCTCTGATTTGATTTTTTTAATCACCTTGTCAAAAGTGATAATCTTATCCATAATTGGAACAATATCTTCTGCTGTAGGCTCATGATATAAAATTTCATCAGATTGATACAGACGAAGCTCCATATCGATTTCGGAAGGTTTAAAACCATACTCCAAACAAAAAAGAGCGGCATAAATTTCAAGCTGCTCCATATGTGCCGGAATTTTACCGGACTTATAATCGTGTATTCTAAGCAAATTGTTTCGGAATGAAATAGCATCCGCCGTACCAAAACAGTTGTCGGAATAATATAAAATCTGTTCTGGTGTCATCTTAAATCCTACCGCGTCATTTACATACATATTCAATGTTTTCTTTGACTTCGGCAGCTTTTGTCCAAGCCGAATGCATTGAGCGGCAAATTCATGAAGAATTGTGCCTTTCTGTACTGCCAAGAAACTTGAATATGACGACACAAGCTTATCCTCATCATAGTTAATCCAATGATACTTACTGGCCCCTAAAAAAGCATGTTGCCCTTCAAGAGCGGAGTGCTTGATGAAGTTCATATAATACTTCCTCCTTATTCTCCGGACTTATAAATCTCGCAAACGACATCTCATCCATAAGCCCAATATAATATTCTTGGTTTGGTTGTTTCTTAGCACGCGTAGTTTGTTTGCATTCTAAAGAAGCCCACTTGTCTTTATAAAGCACCAGCAAATCAGGAATACCTTGGATATAACCAGAGTCGTTCTTCAATACCATGCAGCCTGGAAATTCATCTTTCAATTCCCGAATAAGTTTCGCCTGAAAATTGCTTTCCAACATTTCAGCAAGTCTCCTTTCTTTGTACAAACGTAAAAGAGAATGTAAACATAAAAATGCCCATTTTATCCTCTCTCTTCATAAAAGGGCATGTTTTTTTCGCGTGCAAAAAAAGAGTCCGAAATATTTCAAACGAACTCTTTGGAACTTCTATTTTTCTTTGCGACTTGATTGAAATCCTATTTCGCCCGCTATTGCAAATAATCCGGCTGCAATAAGCGCCGCTTCATTGCCTGAAAAACTTGCCAGGACAAAAAGAATGATGCTAAATACCCATCCCATATTTCTTCACTCCCCTCTTGTAAATCTTTTGTTTTTTTTTACGCTTGGCCCAAAAACCCACTTTTTATCGCCCTATTATTTATATTTATTAAACTTTTTATCGCAATTAAATAGAAAAAAAAGTGGGAAAGTGGGCCAAAGTGCCTGAAACCCGCATAAATACTAGGTTTTTCGTGGCCCACTTTTGTTTTTAAAAGTGGGTCAAAGCCCAGAAAAAGTGGGTCAAAATCTAAAAAATCTTTGAATAAAGATAAAAAAAATCTCTGTATCTCCAATAAAAGTGGGCCAAAGCCCGGTTTTTGAAATGCAAAGTGGGCTAAAATTTACATCCTCACTCATCAAATTTCACCATAACATTTGCCTTTTCATTCAGCTCTCTTCTATAATCATCAATGGTAGCGGTATCGTCAAGAATCGCCCCCATGAGTTCGTCTATACATCTAAGGCTTCTCAGTATCCTTTTTTGTCCGAAGCCATAGAGACGATGCTCAGCCAACGCGAAACATGTCATCAAAATCTCCACATCATATCGAGCGGCTTCATTCGAAATCTTTTGTTTCATCTCGCTAATCTCTTTTCGCGATAGCAGAACTTTTCCTTTTCTGTTTTCAATCCTCTTATTCCGCTCCGCCTTTCTTCTCTCTGCTCTTCCCATAACTATGCCTCCTCACGCCATCTGTATCACGCTACTCTCCCGACAATACCGATAAACACTGTCACTGAGAACATCCTCTTCAAGAACTTCCTTATTATTAATACATTTGACAATCTCTCGAAGTTCCCCTGGCTCCATTCTACATGTGGGTACTGCGATCACCTCATAAATGCTTGATGGAAGGATGTATAAATCGCTTCCCAATTCTCCGGATAATGTATCAAAATAATGAGAATATAACATGACTGCTGCGCCAAACACGGAGTCTTTACTTCCTCTCAAAATCCACATAGGAAACGGACCTTCGAATAAATCCTCTGACATTCCGCTTAATTGAGATAAAACAGATGCCATCGTCACAATTTCAAAACCCTGTAGTGCTGTGTTTAACTGCGCACAGCTCTTTAATACTGCTTCCTCAAATTCGTAAAGTTTACAAAGCTCCTTTGTAACCACGAAGCTAAAAGTCTCTTCGCCTTGTTCTAAAAGCACTCGGTATATCACAGCCAAATCCAGAAATGGCGTAAACGGTACATCCGCCAACAACTTTTTGTTTCTCTCTCGATTTACCAATTGACACCTTACATTTTTTAATATTGTATCCCTGTCGAGATTCGATGCTATTTCCGAAACAACATCCTTCTCACTTATATTGCTTTCATAAATCGCCGCGATTCTGTGCGCTACACCCAATGGACTGGCGCTCCCTTTTTCTATTTCTTCTAACATCTCATCGATATGAACGCTGGAAACTACTTTACGTTGTCGCGATATATCAGTAATATTAACCGCCTGCAAAGTTACATTGTTATTTTTTATAGTCTCCTTTAACGTCACTTCAAAGCCTTCTCCAAGAATCTCTGATACTGCTAAAACGATTTCTTTTAATATGTTTTCTCTCATAGCTTTTCTCCTTTCGTTTTCTTGTAATAATATACGGTTATGTTATAATCCCATTGAAGGGAGGTGTTGCAAATGACCGATATTGAAAAACGCGCGCATGATATCACGGTTTCTATTCTTCCTAAAATGATGGAGGAAGATGGAATGCCATGTTTCGTTCCTAGTAAAAATAGAAATGACGAAACATTTAATACTGCTGAAATCAGTGATCTATATTGTAGCGTTTACGAAGCTCTTTTAAAGGATCTTGAAGAGTATGGATTGTTCTAACAATTTTTCCATCCACACGTTTTCGTTCGATTCTATAATCATGTACGAATTGGGACTGCAGAATAACTCGGATGTTTTGCAGTTCCTTTCTTATTTCAATTAATTCCCGTAAAATTCTCATAGCTTTTCTCCTTTACATTTCCAATAGTATTTATTAACTACCAGCATCCTTTTACTGAAAATCAACGCGCTGCTTATCGGTACAGTAAGCAATGTTACTGTGGCGTCACCGTCCGAAGCCTTTACAAGCAACGCTGTGATAACCAGCAAACTTACCCCCAATACTTTCTGTGTGATAAAATATAATCGGCGTTCGTATACTTTTATCCACTGCTTACCACTCTCTTGCTCACGTATCTTACATCCTTCCGCATATCCGGCACAGTATCCGATTTCGTATGCCCGCTGCACCATCTCCGCCGTTTCATCACACATCCGGCTTCTCCTTACCTCCTGTAATGATTTCATTGTATGGCAATTCCTTAATCCACCGACAGAACTCGCGCCATTCATCAAGTTTATGATTCTTTCGTGTCGAATAAATGCCAGCTAGGACTTCGTAATTCAACATCACGGTTCGTCTCTGGTTGTAGGAAGATGGAAGAAGCTGAATCATCTGCCACCAGTACCGCTTGTCCTGCGTCTTGAGGTAAATCTCACGAGCTTTATTTAACATTCGAATAACGTCTTCCAACACATTAATCGTATCTAGAATACTACCGCCGCCCCTGGCAAAAATCCAGCAATCCGTATCATCCTCATCATATGCCCTCTCGAATAAATGTTCGTGACTGAAATCTTCCAAAGCAAATTCTTTTTCATGAATCTTATGCATTGTTGAGCAGGAATTGGTAACTGTACCGACCTTATAGGTATCGAACTCCTTCCACCAGTAGAGCGGAGCGGTGATATCCAGATAGACCGTAATCATCCTACGGTACTTTGCATGAACTGAACCACCTGCCGCCAGTTTCATCATGAGTTGACGGTCGTTAGGACCAACTATATAGTTGGTATACATATTTTTATCCTCACAACAGCAAATTTTGTTATAAGGACATTCTCCACATTTATGAGTATACTTTGAATACGCACAGAAGTTACTATCACTTTTACTCCAACTGTTCATCGGGTTTCTCATTCCGCGAATAGCTTCTTCGAAACCATGTATTGTTACATTTTCTATTTCAATCATTGCTTTTTCTCCTTTCCAGCTCATCCTGAAAAATAATTTGGGAATGCCCAATACGAACATAAACGTCTGCTATTTTTTCAATGTCATTTCGATAACGTTCTACCGTCCGATTACATTTAAACAATATTTGCTTTTTTATATATTCTTCGGGTACGTTTCGCTGATATAGCAAAACAAATATAGTTGTTAAGACGTCGCAAACTTCTTCGATGATTTTCACATCATCGCCCTTTCCGCGTTTTTCTTTCATGAGTTCTTTAATTAACTCCGAACATTCCTCAACAACATACGTACTCTGGGATATCTCAATATCAGAATCTATTTCCGACACCATCGCAATAGCTTCTATCAAGTCGTCCGTTTCCTTTTTTGAAATATTCTCTTCCGATTCCCTTTCTGCGAATGGCAGATTAAACTTTGCGCTACTCTTATCATCAATGTACTCATGAGCGAATATCTTTCTGCTATCGCCGCCCATCCATTCCAACACTTCAGGCAGATTTTCGTTGACTGCATCGAAATATAAGCCGCGAGCATGACACCACTGAACAGCCTCCATAAGCCTGTTCCCAACTCTGCAAGTCCAAAGAATAAGTTTCATTCCCGCATCCCGCTGCGCCTTCAGATATGCGATAAGCTCCAAATTTGGTTTTCCAATTTCCGGCCATTTGTTCTCACACAGAGTACCATCAAAATCCACTGCAATAATTTTAAAATCCATCTTTTCCTCCTTTCAAAAATGAGCATAAAAATAGCCCGAATCCATCCATTAAGACAAATCGAGCTAAATCTATGCCGTATGTTGTATTGACACATCACACTGAATACCATATAATGTGTCTTGAAACAATATATAGAGAAGGGGGGATTTAGTATGACACTACATATGCCTATCGACGGTGCAATCGTAATCCTTAAAGCGATTGCTGAATACATGGTAGAAAACAGTCAGAAAGAAGAGTAATCTCAAAGCCCGGTACTACACACGTATCGGGTTTCTTTCTTTGTTTTTTTTATTCCCCCCATTACTCCCTTACAAACCGAATTTAATCTATATTTTCTGAAATATAACCTATAACTTTAGCCTAAAAAACTCTTTGTCCGTATCCATTAAACGAGCCTTTTTCAGTCCATTCTCTATCACCCCCCTTTCAAAAAGCCAGCCTCGTTAAATTTCTTTTTATTTCTCAAGGCTTTACTGATGGCTAGATCAATCCCTGACTTACTTTTCAAATGATAATAGTACAAATCCCTATAAGGCGTATTAAGCCTGTCAATTCTTCCGGATGCCTGTGTCATAACTTTATAAGAGTAGTTCTGTGAGTAAAATACAATTGTATCGGTTTTAATACAGTTCCAGCCTTCCGCTCCAGCATTGTACTGAACCAGATAAACCCAACTCTCACTCTCTGGAATTGGCTGATGCTTATGACCATTCCACTCAGCGACCTCTACAGCTTGTCCGTATGCTAAATCTTTTAATATTCCCAGTTCATAATCGAAGTTATAAAATATAATCACTCTATGATGCTTTTCGAATATCTCCAATAAAGCAACCTGGCGCGATTCATCCGAATTCACCACTTTGCGCAACGCATAACAAAGTTCTCCAGCGCTGGTAATCGGACAATCATTCCAAATATTCCATCGCCGTCTCATAATATCTTTATACTGTTCGACATTATAAGTTACAAGGACATCTTCGTGATGAGATATCGTCTGACGTTTAAAATCCATATTAATTAAAATGGAATTCCGTAATCGAATCAGCCTGCCCGTGTTCAGATAACGGTCAATCTTCGGAAATTTACTAAAGCGGCTGTAAACAATATGTTCACGTATGAATTCGGTTCTATTTTTATAGAAGCCATTTGCCAAGAATACTGGAATATAATCCTGCCATGTGTCACCGGGCGTAGCAGATAGCAAAATCCAATCGTTTGCTTTACATATCTTCAAAAACGATTTTACCCAAGCTCCAGAACCCACTACGCGCTGCTCGTCAAAGATAAAAAACGCACCTTCAACGTTTACATATTTTCCAATGTTATTCCAAGAGTCCACGATTACCCTATTCGAATATAAATTTGTCTCCTTATGAACTGAGAGAAGGAAGGGCGAAAGCTCACCCTCCCATTCCAAAGTATCCCTTTTCCGCGCAGTTGTGATGATGTATAAATCTTTGGGCGGATCGCCCATCGAAATATATTCGCCCCCTTCTAAACTACTTATCTCACCGCCCTGCTGTAAATAATAATAGGCCAATGCCGTTATAGATTTTCCAGAACCAACTCCACCACAAAGAATACATCCTTTATTCATCTGTTTGATAGCATCTATTTGATAATCGTATAGTTTTATAGCCATAATCAACGATATTTCCTTGCTTCCTCGATGCTGCAAAAGAAATGGAAACCCGTAGAGCACTCTTCGCATCCTAAATCAAAGTCTTCAATTTCTATAACATCGCCAACACGATATGTTGTTTTTAAATCGTACGAGGAAATGCCTACGTGTTCTCCGCACACTTCGCCAATGATCTGTTTAATCACAGCTTTATTTGAACGACATTTAGCACCCATCTTACCGCGGATCTGAGCGTCTTTTGGAATAGACGCTACTACAATAACTCCTCCAATGCATTTTTTATAGACCTGTTCTGGCGGTTCAAAAGTTCTAATAAGCGGTATTTCTCTTCCCTGACACGCTTTCATTGCTGCTGCTCTGACACGCCAGTCTTCATCTTTCAGTCCCTTCTGAATCACATCAAGCGGTATTTCTCTTCCCTGACACGCTTTCATTGCTGCTGCTCTGACACGCCAGTCTTCATCTTTCAGTCCCTTCTGAATCACATCAAGCGGTATTTCTCTTCCCTGACACGCTT